ATGATTACTATTGATAAAAAAGATTTTGTTGTCACTTATCTGCTTGTTGATGGCTATTCAGATTTCATCTTTTCAGTCGACGATGATTTTGCCGAACAAGACATCACCTACGACGAATGTCTAATGATCCTCCGCCAGCTCGAAAAGATGGGCATGATTGAAATCGTCAATCAATTTTTAAACTCGAATGAAATCCAAGTATCCATCAATGCAAGCCTGTACGATTTCCACTCACGGGGCGGATTTAAAGCACAAGAACTTATACTTTCGACGAAACTTGAAAAACTTGATGCCGAGCTTCAACTTTTGCGTCTTCAACTGGAACCGGACAGACTGGAACAACTTGATAAAGTAGTTTCTATTTTTACGTCTGTCTGCACCATGCTCCCATACGTAAAGTCCACTATGACCTAAGCAAAAACTATTCAGATGGGCAAATAAATCCATGTCAACCGAATGGTAAAGCACAGCTCTTCCCTCTTTCCGGTCCATATAGACCAACTGGTCATTCAAACTGACTGAGCGGATGATGGAGACAACTCTGCCCCGTTCTGTTTGTGTTTCTGTAGTTACTACTATCACTGATTTTGCCATAATATTTATCTATTCAAGTTTCCCTGTTTTTATTTTCTTTGCCATAACTAGTTATTTTTTTATTATTTAGTCAATAATTCTACTTCAGTACATCGTATCCAATGATTATTATTCATACAAATTTCTTTTGTATTTCTATTTATATCTATAACATATCGTTTTTTATTTTTATACATTACCATACTTCCAATACGGCATTGCGTCATAAACACATTCATTCTCATATTATATATGCTTTATCATTTAAAGTTCTAATCTCTTTCACTTTCCCATCTTTTACCAGAAGGTCTATTTCTGTTCTCATTCTCCTACAAACTTCACTTATAAGTTCTATTTCTGTAACATGTAAAGGAGATATATTTTTAGATATTTTCTCCTTATGTAAATATGTAATAATTGCTATTAAATCCATACTATTCAGGTTTTATATTGGGTAGCCATCCAATTGTTATAATTGCTTTTAATTCTTTCACTCCTTTACAAACCCTACAAGTATGTTCCACGTATACATTACGTCCTACTTCTTCAGACCATTTTCCTTGACCACAACAATAAGGACATTCAAAACCTGCAATTTCCAGTTTTTCAGCATCTGTTGTATAAGCAGGGGGTTCAACGGTTACTATACTTGATTTTCGGCTCATATCAATTTGTTTTAAATGTTTTTACTAACAGTTCTATTTCTTTTAAATTCTTGTATTATTTTTTTGTCTCTATTCCCTTTTTCAACATTACATTTACTACACAATGATTGCCAGTTAGAAGAGTCGAAAAAGTCACCACAAACAGGATATGGAATAATGTGGTCTACCACTTCGGCAGGTCGTATCAAACCTTTACTTTTACATATTTCACATAGTGGATGTTCAGCGCGGAATATACGGCTTAAACGAGTCCACCTAGATGTATGATATTCGTCTGAAGAGCGGACACGATTATATCCGGGAGTCTGCTTTTTACACTGTTTTATACCATACATCCTAGTAGCTTTTTTTGCTGGTTTTGTTGCCATGATATTTTATTTAGAATGGAGTTTGATTTTCATAATCACTAAACCGGGTTAAACTTTCATTATAGCGGAAATTAATATCCCCAGACTGTCCATCACGTTGTTTTGCAATACGTAGTATCCCAACCCCTTTTTCTTCATTTTTATCGTAGTATTCGGGACGATGTATCATTAAAACAACATCAGCATCCTGTTCGATTGAACCTGACTCGCGTAAATCTGACAAGATGGGGGTTTTATCGGCTCGTTCCTCACATTTACGTGAAAGTTGAGAAAGTAATAAAACCGGTACGTTAAGAGATTTAGCAAGCTGCTTAGCTTCTTTTGTGGCTTGAGTAACTTCCTGCTCACGAGTATAACTTTTATTGCCGGAACGCATATCTATAAGTTGCAGATAATCTATTATTACCAGACCGCATTTTCCTTTTCGTTGCAAGTTTTTCGCTCTGGACTTTATTTGTCCCATAGAAAGACCAGATGTATCATCTATCGTCACAGGGAGCGAGCTAAGCTTGTCTACAGCGTCACACATTTGTGATTCCGCATCATCCGTCAACCGCGCATTCCGGTAATCATTAGCGTTTAAACGACCAATTGAAATTATAAATCTATCTGTTAATGAAACACTAGACATTTCAAGAGAGAATATAACAACAGGTATTCCGGACATTGCCGCATTTAGAGCAATATTTAATGCAAACGATGTTTTTCCCATAGCCGGACGAGAGGCCAAAATAATTAGTTGTTGTTCTCTTAATCCTGACAATACTCTATCCAGCTTATCCAAACCCGTAGAAATACCACTTTTTAGCCCGTTTGAGACCCTTTCTTTCCTCAATTGGTATAATTCCATAGAGGCGGAAACAGAACTCCTTAAATCGACGTAATTACAGCCGTAAGTTGTAAACACCGCAATATCTTCTATTAGCTTGATTGAATCGGAGATAGTATCATCGATATCTAGGCTATTATCGTATGCCTTAGCCGTTATCGTTTGCCCGGCTACGACAAGCATACGAGCTAAATGCAATTGGTGTAAATACTTGGCATGTTCCAACAAGTTAGAACATGATGCAACTCGACTTATAAGTTCTGACAAATAATAAGCCCCGCCCACCTCATTAAGTTTATTTTCTTTGTTTAAACGATTGAATACAAGAACCATATCCGGAGAATAACCTTCTTGTGACACCGCTTGTATTGCCTGATAAATAAGGGCATGAGCAGGCTTGTAAAACGTTTCTGGCTTTAACAGTACGTCAACTTCATTGATAGCAGTAGACTCTAACATTAACATTCCAAGCACGATTTGTTCAACCTTTTCGCTATATGGAATACTACAACTTTGTATATTGTTTCGAGCTTTCATGTGATTGATTATTATGTTGTTTTTCTTTATCTTCTTTTTCCCAAGTTATAACTGCAGCTTTCCAATCTTTCATTTTGTTTTTGCCTACCATCCAGCCTTTTGACTGGTAAAAATTCCACCAACGAGAGGCATCAACATTGTTGTTTCGTTGCTTGCAATATTCCTCTACTTCAAAAAGTTCTGGGGGGTTAAAAGCTTTAGCTTTTTTCTTTATACTTTCTTTTTTATATTTACTTTCTTTTATTTTATTTGTTCGAAGGTCGTTCGAAGGTCGTTCGAAGGTCGTTCCTTCTTTATTGGCAACAACATCTGTAGCAGCTAAAGCTTTCATCCTACGAACCTCTCCAGATTTAATTCCGGCAAGTATTTGTTGTTTCTTTTTATCTAACATCAACTGCATTCTATCTCTCAATGATTGCGAATAGAAAAAATAATCTTCCGTAACATGGAATAAACCAAAAGAAGAAATAACCGTTTTTAATTTAGCTTCCGACATTTGGAACCTTGCAGCAATCGCAGGTATCAATTCTATAGACATTTTGTATTCCGGTTGTACACGAAGCAGTTCAACCAATCCCCAAAATGCTCCGTATCCCTCCATTCCTAACTGCGATATAAGCAGCATACATTTAGGGTCATTCATCGCATCCGCATCATGCGAAAAATAAAATGTTTCCTTTCTTGACATATTGTATAATTTTATTTCATTTCACGTTGCATTTCCTTATTGCAAACCGGACAATTCGGAATAGCCATATCAAGCCATTTCGCCGATACTCGAACAGTATATCCGCATTCTAAACAAGTACATTTATGTATCCGACATTTATCAGGTTTCTGCGAAGCAGACAAACAATTAGTAGGTACTAAAGGCGCATGAGGAAACATGCCTATTTTTTTCTCTATCAACCTAAAACGAGCTTGCAAATCTTGTCCAGCAGCACTTGAAGACATTTTGCCCTCCAACCCTATTTTAAGCCCGCATTTTGCAAATTCCTTACCATGCCCACTAATACCACAGGCATGTACCATTTCGTGAGCAACAACAGATAAAACGCCATCTGGACCGCTAATATCAGCAATAGTAGGGTTAATGTAAATTTGGCATTTATTATCGGTTGCCGCTTCAGCTTTCCAGCATACTCCCAAAACACGTCTTTTGCTTAGTCCACCTTTTGCGGGAAAACCAATAGAAATTTTCAAATCAGGAACTTTGTAGTCCGGTTCAAAAAGTGGACGTAATTCGTCCACTGCCATATTTAACCATTCTTCCCGGTTCATAACTCAATATCTTTAAATTGGCTCATCCTCTCTTGATTTATAATGTCAACATCGCATTTAGACACCTCTTTCAAGCCTGTATACAGATTATTGCAACACGCAGCAGCCTCCAATTCCAACACGCTAATTCGTATACGAGAATTTGAACGTTTGTTATCTTTATATCGTTTTACAACTCCGGCTTTAATCCAACCTTCTACAATCACGCGGCCATATCTCTTACTAGCTTCATTCATAGAAATATATGCCGGCTTTTCACCTATATCTATTTCTTTCTTTTTTACCCCGATACCAATCACCCTTTTAATGATTTTTTCGAGCACTTCTTCAGGCATTGCTACAATCATATCAAATTACCTCCTGATTTTTTAACCGTTTAAACATAATGTATACAGCTACACCACTTACACACGTCCAAAAAAGGACATTCCCATTATTTATTTCTGTCTCAGATGCCACAAGAAACAAGCATCCAAGCGAAAAAAACACATACAGATAAGAGAATAGTACTTTCATAATTTTCACCTTAATCTTGTTACTACCACTTCATCAATCATACCACGGTCAGAAACATCAAACAAATACCCTTCTTTACTTTTAAGGTCAGTCGTTGTTGTCCTAACAACTGAAGCTTTAAATTGACGGTTCTTAATTTTCAACTTACTACCTATTGGCATTTCACGTAATGAATCCTTCAAAAGAATTTTCGTTTTAAATTTCGCTTGTGTCATATTCTTTATTATGTTTGTAAATCGTTTAGCTTTATCAATCAGGTTTAGTTGTGTGATTGATTAAGACAATGCAAAGATTGGGTAATATTTTCTCCAAAACAAATATTTAGAAGAAAATATTATCCATATTAACTATAATTAATATTAATGCCATGAATGTAAAGGATGGAATTTTAGAATATCTCAAGAATAAAGATATCAGCATAACGAGAGCAGAATCAACGTTAGGGTGGTCAAAAGGAGCATTACTTAAAGCCAACAGCATATCAAGCGACAGATTAAGGGAATTTATTCTCCAATTTAATGACCTTAATTTAGATTGGCTTATCACAGGTAAAGGGGAAATGCTAAAAAACACATCCATAGAAAAAGCATCCATCAACTACGAGTATAAAGGAGCACCATATTATAATGTAGACTTTATCGGTGGTTTCGATTTGGTATACAATAATCAATCAATAAAACCTGATTACTACATTGATTTTGAGCCATACAACAAACCCGGTGTTATCTGGTGTAACATCACCGGTCATTCTATGGAACCGGAATTAAACAACGGAGATTTTATTGCGATGAAAGAAATGACCTCTCCTATAGAGTATCTACCGTACGGTGAAATATACGGGATTGTAACAGATGATTACCGCACAGTAAAACGTATGACATCTTCGGATAAGCCCGGTTTTGTGCACCTAATTCCCACTAACAAAAGCCCGGAGTTCCAACCTCAGGACATTCCTGTAAGCATAATCCGTAAAGTTTACGCTGTACTTGGAAGCATGCACAGATTATTTTAAATACGCCTACAAACAAGAAAACAATCAACAATAAACAATAAACATTATGAAAAACAATTCATTATTTATCATTGGAACATTGCTATTAAGTATATCATGTATATCTAAAGATAATATCAAAAGTGATAAAGATATAATCACAGAGTATTTAAACAAAAATGAAAATACATCAAACGTTATTGAATTTGAAGAAATTTCAGAACCAGACAGTTTATACTCTCCATACAACAAACTACTATCTTTAAGTTATATAAGTGCATCAATATCCCTTGATATGACTAAATATTCATCAAGAGCATGGGAAGTTAAAAGCAAAAAGGAAGCTTTTGCATTATTAGACAGTGCCACATATTTATTTAACAAAGATAGTCATTCTCTTGATTCCGTATTATTTCAATCTGCAATGGCCATAGATTTCCCAAAATACGAACCTGGAGAAATAAACAGAAAAGCAGTTATTGCAAAATATAAAATAAATGGAGAGTCACACGAAAATATATTCTTTTTTAATCGCGACACTAATACGATAGGACATACATCTGATGAAAATAAGCTATTGCTTATTAAAGCAAAAAAAGGAATATCGGCAATGAATGACACATATAGGGAAGTCTTAAGAGATAGGAGTGACATTAGAAATCTATAAAAAAATCCCCGCACGACTCAAATGCGGGGATTGGTGTAATTAAAAAACAAAGCGCGTTAAAGAACAGCACTTATTGAGCCTAATTTCTTTGACAGGTCGTTTAATGCCATTTTAAGCGTGTATAGCTCTTCTTCTGTAAATGAAGACTCCTTACCATTTACAATATCTCCATTCAATTTATGAGCCAGCCAGCTACGTGTTTTACCAAAATAATTTTGAGCGATATAAGACATGGATACTATTTTCGTAACCTCTCCCATCTTTTCCGACACTGTTAGTTCATCAAGACGGTTGGTCGTCTCTTTTATCAAACGTTCCAATGCCTCACCATATGCAATAGGGTCACTATTTTGTAACGAGAACATTGCATTTTTAACAGCGTCCTTTTCTTCTTTTGTCTTCGCTGTCCTTTTGCGGATAGCCAATTCTTTTATCTTATCGTACATATTCGTTTGATTTAGCCGGGGCTTTAACTGCCCCGGCTGGTGATTACTTCTTTTTTAATTTATCCTCAAGTTCCTTTATTTCTTTATCCGCTATCCTTTTCTGATATCCGGCATCGAATTTTTTGTAATACTCAAGGTAAAATAGCAGGTCCTCTTCTGCCTCTTTCTGTTCTTTACTTTTACGCTTCATCACCTCCTTTGTTTTTAATTACAATACAAAGATAATCAACATTTGTTTATTACGCAAGCAAAAACCGAATTATTTTCAACATTTGTTTATTATTTAACATTTGTACCAAAAACATAATCTATAACTTTCCGATTTGCACGGTCAACAATCTCCCAATCTCTAGCGACATAAACGTCTGTTATATTGTGCCCAGACTTATGATTAAGGCAAAAGGCAATATCATCCATTGAAACACCACATTCATTTCTGGCAATGGTAGCCCATGAACGCCGGGCAAAGTACATATTTATTTCTGGAACACCTATCATATTCCCAACTGCTTTAATATGCGAGTTAAGTTTATGATTAAATTGGTCATGGCTAGCATATCGGGTAAAAAAATTAAAAGCCCTATCCCCTAACAAGTCTTTATAACGCTCCATGTAAGGCAATAGTTCCGGTTCTATCCTTACTGAAAAAAAAGCCTTATCCGCACGTTTAGCACTTGTTTTCCTACGTTCATAGTTGAACCTTCCATGAGATTCAGGTAAAAGATGGTATAAATCTGCTGTATTCATCCCTACTAACAAGAAAGACATAATGAAAACATCTCTGGCTATTAATTTACCCATGCAATTAATATCAAAACGACATTCCGTTATGGCTCTTATCTGTTCACGACTTAACGCATATTTACTAGGAGCGTTATATTTCGGAAGTCGATATTTCGAAAATGGATTATTTGCAATACGGATAATACCACGGTCTTCGTCATTAAGCTCATCCTTTGCAATATTGAAAATACGTTGAATATTACCAATGTACAATTTAACACCTGCACTGGAAATAGTAACTTCCTTTTTTTTTGAGACTAAGGAAGGTTGTTGTCTTAACCATTCTTCAAACCGACGCAACAAGTTAGACGTTATATCCGAAAAATTCAATTCTCTAGACCCTATAAAAGCCTCCAGCCGTCGCAATCCAACTTCCATATTTTCGTAAGAAGGTTTACCGGAAGACTTAAAATCACGAATCACCTTATACCCATAATCAAAAAAGTTTATCTGATCTAAATTTCTTCCAGCTAATAAATCTTCTGCTTTTTTAGCAAGTTCTTTTGCTGTATAATTATTGATGCTGTTGCCAATACCGGAAAACATTTTTCTTATCCGAAGCACATCCAACATCACCTCGTCATAAATAAAATTATTCCTCTTCTTTAACTGATAGTTCTTATCAAGACTGGAACTATCTACATAATGTGTAGTAGCAATGTAAGAAGATTTTCGGTTATGTGTAATTCTTATCTTAACATTATATGTTCCATCATCCTTTTTCTGCTGTTTAAGAATAACATGCGATACTGTTGCCAT